TGGGAGAAGTTGGCGTTGCACTGCTTGATTCTCTTCCGGGCAAGGTTGCTACACTGTTCAATCCTACGATTATGGCACCTGTATATCAGCCTGTACCGGGAAAGGGCAACTTCTTCCTTGAATTGCTGTCTAAGACCGGTGCCGGAGAGACATATCAGATTTTCGGTCAGGTAGGTCTCGACCACGGTCCTGAATGGATGAGTGCTAAGTTCACAAACATTTCCAGTGACCTTCCGAGTACGCTTGCGGCAAATGCAAGTACAGCAACGGCAGCAGCATCGGGGGAATAACTGGGTATAGCCTGAGTGGTAGTTCCGATTCTTCCTCTGATACAACCGTATATACAGAGGAAGAATTATCCGCTATGACGGTTGCAAATATCAAGTCTTTGGCGAGTGAACGAGGCTATACCATTACAAAGACCACAAAGGCAGATATAATCGCTGAGTTTTTAGCACAGCAGAATGCGTAAAGGAGTGAGGGTGGATGGATTTTGAAGTTGCAAAGAAGATAGTCAACGATACTACTCTGAGTGATGATGATTTATCCATCCTTATTTTAAAGGCTCAGAGTGAGGCAATAAACCACTATTTCTGGAAATTGGAAGATACGCCTACCGATGCACAGAAAGAAGCGTTCCTCAATAAGTATGAGTTTGAAATTTACGACATTATAAAGGCGATGAACTCAGATGATGCAAGGGATGGAGAGGTGTCGCATACCGAACTTGGCGTATCAAGGTCGTGGGGCGAGACTGGTAATGTAACCGTCCAAAAGGCACTTGCGAGGATTCCACGAAAAGCCTACGCAATGTAGGAGGATGAGCATGGGAGCAAGACTGAGAGATTTAAGAATCAATCAAGTACCGTTTTGGTATCAGACATATTTAGGGGAAGTGGATGAGGTAGATGAGGACGGAAATCTTACCGGGGAAACGGTAAGGAAATTTTCCAATCCGGTCAAAGCATTGGCGAGGATAAGCCCGAACACCGGGCAATCTGAGAGCAGCCCCTTTGGTGCAGACTTGGATTATGACAAGTCCATATCTACGGTAGTGCGATTGCCGATAGATGAGTATTCACGGCTCTTTATTGACATTGAGCCGGTCATCAATGAGGACGGCACGACAGATACCGAACCGGATTATTACTGCGTTGTTCCAAAACACGACCTCCAGCAGAATGTGTGGGCGGTTAAAAAGATACGGGCGGTGGTGCCACATGAAAGTGTTTAAGTCGGATTTGTCCTATGACGGACTTGATAAGCTGATTGGCGAACTGAAAGACTACAAGGAATCTCTGAATGATAAATGCAATGAAATTGTTCGACAGCTCGAAGAAATGGGAGTTGAGAGAGCACGGTCATTGTGTCCGGTAGACAAGGGCGATGCGAGAGATTCTATTGTTGGTTACATGGATGAAACAAACCATTCGGCAACGATTATTGCCGGGAGCCATTGCATTTACATTGAGTTCGGAACCGGAGTTGTCGGCGGCAACAGTTCACATCCAAGCCCAGAATGGCTTGCGTTCATGTCTTGGGCATACGGAAGTGGAGGAACAATTTTCACTACCAAAGACGGCAGAACCGGTTGGTATTATCCGGCGGATGATGGCACATGGAGATTCACGGAGGGCATGGAATCCAGACCGTTCATGTATGAAACGGTCCAGTACCTCAAGAAACAAAGCGGCAATGTGGCAAAGGGAGTGTTTAAGTCATGAGTGTAAAGGACAATTTCAACAGTTACTACACAAAGTTGTTTACCGGATTAAAGGAATCGTATTCCTCAATCAAGGGTAGCACGGTATATAAAGCCACGCCACCATCGTTCCCACATATATACTTCAAACAAATTGATGGATCCACGGCACTCACAACCCTATCTTCCACGGAAGAGGGGATGAACCTCGGAATTGAGGTACAGATTTATTCCAGCACATCCGCAACGGACGCAAGGAAGATTGCCAACACAACCAGAGGGATAATGATAGGTCTTGGATTCACTTGCAGTTATTTTGAACCAGTCGAGAACACCGGAGATACATCTATCTATCGGTTTGTAACACGGTTTGAAAAACTGGAAACGTAACTCGGTTAATCTCTTGGGCTAGGGTCGCTCCCGAAAAGCATACGCCTAATGCCTGCCCAGGATTTTAATACTTAGGCAACCTCTTAGGCAAAGGAAAACCATAGGAGGTAAAAATATCATGGCTAAATGTACGAATAAGACATTTTTAATGGTAAAGAAAAGCGGAGCATCGAGCTTTGAAAAGCTGATTGACATTACTCAGTACCCGGATTTGGGTGGTAGCAAAGAGAAGATTGATGTTACCACTCTGTCAGATACAAAGAAACGTACCATCAACGGTATCGAGGACACAAGCGACCTTGAGTTTGCCGCATGGTATGAGAAAGCAGACTACGAAAAACTTCTGGAACTGGAAGAGGCCGGGAAAATCGACACATACCAGTTGTGGTTCGGAGAAGATGGCGAGGACGGCATTTTCGAGTGGTCTGGCTGCATTGCAGTATATCCGACAAGCGGTTCCTCAAATGCCGCAAGGGAAATGTCTTTCTCTATCACGGATGAGGGTGAAGAGGCTCTGCACTATGTAACATCTGCGTCAGACGGAGACTGACACTAGGAACATAAGGGGGTAGGCAATCCCTATCCCCTTTTTAACAGGACAAATATAAACGAAAGGACGGTTTATGAGTATGAAGATTAACGGTATTGATTACGAAGATAAGGAACTGGATTTCACGAATGTTCTCTGTGATTTGGAGGACATGGACATCGACATTATGAGCATGACCGGCAATAAGATTAAGCCGTTTTCTCTGTGCCGTGGAATTGTATCGGTATATACAGGGGAAAAAGATTTAACTAAATGTGGAAAGATACTGTCTGAGCACCTGCAGAACGGCGGAAACCTTGATGAACTTCTGGATCCGTTCATGGAGGCTATGGAAAAAGCGGGTTTTGGCAAAAAGGCGGAGGAAGAGAAATCTCAGCCGTCCAAGAAAACACCGAAGAAAACCGAGAAGGCAGCGGAAGAACAGGCAGAGTAAATAAATCTGACTATAAAACGTATCGTGAATTTGTTATGAAAGTTCTTTTGCCAAACGCTATGAACTGCGGATGCAATTACGAATTGTTTTGGCATTTGAACCCAAGGAAGTTAGAGCCGTTTTTTGAGGCGTACCGTCTCAAAATGAAAGAACAGGTCACGATGCAGGATAGTTTCGCATGGCTGCAAGGAGTGTATGTAAGAGATGCTTTTTTGTCATGTATCAACAAAAGCGTCACATATCCAAAAGGTCCTATGGGGCTTAACCAGGATAGCGATTACAGCCGAGACCAAGATACTGAGAGCAGAAGTCCGCACAAGAAAATGTCAGACGGACAGAATTTTGCTTTGTTCATGGTAAAACACAACAAGGCTCTAAGTGCAAAACGAGCAAAGCAACAGAATAATGCTTGAGGGTATGGGGGATAGGTTGACGAACCGAAGATGTTAGTCCGGCATCGTTCCCCCATATTTTCATATATACCGGACTTACTACCACCCACGGACAGGGTATGTGAGGTGGCAAAATGGCAGATACAACAGTTGATAAAGTAAAAATTGAAATAGAAGCCTCTGCCAAAAAAGCCGGGGATTCTATTGATAAGTTAATAGAGAACCTGAGCGTACTGAGAGATGCCACAGGCAATATCGAAACAACAAAACTGTACGAATTGTCAGGTGCAATAACATCATTGGCTGAGGGCATGAAAAATATGCCGAAATCCTCAGCTTTCACAAGCCTTGCAAAAGGCATAGAAAGAATTAACCAGATTGATACCTCTGGTTTAAGCACAATAGCTGATAACATCAGCAGTCTGGCGAATGTGGATGCGGAGAAACTGACGGACCTCTGTATCAGCATGACAGATTTTACGGAGAGCATGAGAGATGTTCCGAGTGCGAAATCCTTTGAAAGATTAGCAACCGGTCTCGACAGGCTTAACGGAACAGATACATCTAACATAAGAAACATTTCTGATTCTATAAGTGGTCTGGCAGAAAGTGTGTCTGCATTAAACGCAAGTGGAATCAACGATGTGAGAATCAATGTTAGAACGGGCGGTGCCACCGCAACAGATATGACACCGCAAACAGAAAACACCACTGCCGATATGGAGCAGTTGGTTAATGTCAGCGAAGAGGTTCAAAACGCCGTAGACGGTATGACCGATTCCATGGAAGAAACCGCAAGCTCTGAGAACCAAGCCGGACAAGCTACATCCACACTTGCGGACCGTCTGGGTGCATTGCAGGAAAAATGGCGTGAGATTGAGGACACATTTACCGCAAAAGACATTATCAGTGGCACTATTTACAAAATGAATAGCACTGTAATAAACGGATTTTCCAGTATGGTTTCCAATGTCAAGGGAGCACTCGGAAACCTTGGAAGTACCGTTTCGGCGGCGGTGCAGAACATAGGTGCAACCGTACAGTCTATACCGGCGAGTTTGCAATATGCGGCTTACAACATGAAGTCGAGTGTGTCCTATATGGGTACATCTATTAAGGATGCACTTACTCATCCGATTTCAACTGCAATCGGCGGAATGAGGTCACTTGTTCAAGCGGCTGGATCCGTGCGAAATGCACTTGGAAATATCAACCTCAGTGGAGTACAGGGAGCATTATTAAAAGTGGCTCAGATTGCCGGAGGCGTAGCCAAAACGGCATTGCATACATTCGCCAGTGCGATGAGAAAAGCCGGTAACGCAGCAAAAACCCTGATGTCTAAGGCCGCCGGTGCTACTAAGCGTATTGTCTCTATGGCCGCATCACTGAAAAACTCCCATAGTTTATTTGGGAAATTTACAGAGAAGATAAAGGGTGCCGGAACTGCCTTGTCGGGATTATCAAGCAAACTTGGAAAGGTAACTCGACTTTTTACCTTTATGCTCCTGAGAAAAGCAATCACAGCCATGTTTGAGGAACTGGGTACGGCTTTTCAACACTTGGCTCAAAAGAGCTCGAGTTTCAACACACAAATTTCCTCACTGATGGCCGCTTGCAGCAACTTTTCCCATCAGATAGCCGCCATGACAGCACCGCTGTTGGATTTATTCGGACCGGCTCTTACGAAGATTATAAATCTGTTGTCAACGGCAACATCATACATCAACCAGTTTTTGAGTGCGTTGACCGGTAAAAGCGTATTCACTTCTGCAAAAAAGCAGAATTATGACTATGCGGCAAGCCTCGAAGATGTAGGCAGTACGGCAAAAAAAACAGCAAAGGAAATCAGAGATGCCACAGTAGGCATTGACGAATTGAACATCATCAGCCAGAACGATGATGATAGCAGCTCTGGTGGCGGAAGTACGGATGACTTGGAAGATTGCTATGAGGAAATGGCAATCAACCAGAAGATTCTCGACCTTGTGCAGCAGTTGAAAGATTTGCTGGCAGAACTGTTCCAGCCAATGAAACAGGCATGGGATGACTACGGACAGGGCGTTGTAGATGCCCTTAACTACGCATTGACCTCATGTAAAAACCTGATTATCGACATGGGAAAGACATGGGCAGAGGTGTGGCTTAACGGAAGTGGCTACGAATTATGCAGTAACATTCTCCTTCTGCTCACAAGCATACTGAATTGGATAGGAGATATTGCAACTGCCTGGGATGCAGCTTGGAAAGAAAAGGGCGAGGACTATGTGCAGTCTAAGTTCGACAAGCTGAATGCAATCCTTTCCCTGATAACAACGATTAGTGAATCATTTAGAACCGCTTGGAACAGCGGATCCGGTCAGGAAATGATAGAACACATCTATCAAATCCTTACGAACTGCAATAACATCGTTGCTAACCTTGCAAACGGATTTAAAGACGCATGGGCAGAGGCCGGCGTTGGAGATGGCATTGCACAGGCTATTTTCGATATTTTCAATCTGGTTCTTGAAACCATTGAAAAAATTACCGGCAGCACAAGCGAATGGGCGGCAAACCTTAACTTCACGCCACTGTTGACAAGCGTTAAAAATTTACTGGAAAAAGTGAAACCTCTGGTTGAAAAAATCGGAGACGCACTTTCCTGGGTATGGGAAAATGTGATACTTCCGCTTGGAAGTTGGGCAATCGAAACAGCCTTGCCGGCCGTGATTGATGCGGTTGCGGCAGCGTTCGATGCTCTGGATGCCGTATTTGAAGTCCTGAAACCAATCTTTAAGTGGATTTGGGACCACATGTTAAAGCCGCTTGCTGAGTGGACTGGCGGAACAATCGTTGAAATCATTGAGGGAATCACATCCGTCTTTGAGGGCATATCCGAGGTATTCAAGAAAATCTCCGATGGAGAGGATTGGGGAGAGATTGGCAAGTACATCTGGGAAGGCCTCATAAATGGTATCAAAAATGTTGGTTCGTGGATATGGGAAAAATTAACGGATGCCTTCTGGGGAATTGTCGATTTTGTCAAGGACCTGTTCGGAATCCACAGCCCAAGTACAGTTTTTGAAGAAATCGGCGGCTATCTCGTAGAGGGATTACTGGCCGGCATAACCGGATTCGCAGAAACGTGTGCTGAGAAGATAGGAGAGTGGGTTTCCAATATCATCGACTGGTTTACCGGCGGCGATGGGGAAGGAAACATATTCGAGAAATTCAAGGGATTCGGAAGTGACATTGTTTCTGGATTCAAAGAAAAAGTATCTGGCACCTATACGAACTGCAAAGAAACCTTAACCACATGGGGAACCAAGGTTAAAGACTGGTTTACCGGCGGCGATGGAAACGGCAATATCATTGAAAAATTCAAAGGTTTTGCCGGAAACATCGTATCAGGATTCAAGGATAAGATTGGAAATACCTATACCACGGTCAAGGATAATGTGACAACCTGGGCAACAAGCGTTAAGGATTGGTTCTACGGCACTGGCACAACGCTCAAAGAGAAATTTACTGAGTATGCAGGAAATATCGTAGACGGATTCAAAACAAAGGTTGGAAATTACTACACGACCGCAAAGAGCAATATAACCACATGGGCCTCAAAGGTCAAATCGTGGTTCACAGAGGACGGCGGTGTCAACAGTACCAAGTTTGAGACTTTCGCCTCTGACATCATAAGCGGATTTAAAACCAAGATAGGAAACGCCTACACAACTGCAAAGGAAAACGTCCAGACATGGGGATCCAAGGTTGTGTCGTGGTTCAAGGAAAAATGCGGAAAGAGTGACTTTGAAACGCTGGCATCCGATGTTGTGAATGGTTTCAAGAATAAGGTCGGTTCTTTATATACGACCTGTAAGGACACAATCCAGTCATGGGGCAGCAGCATTATTTCGTGGTTCAAGGAAAAACTTGACATCAACTCCCCATCAAAAGAGTTTGCGAAACTGGCTGAGTACACCGTGGAGGGCTATGCAGACGGCATTTCCAACAGTGACGATAACACGGTAAAAAGTCCAATATCTACATTCGCAGACAATATAAAGAAGTGGTTTACGGATTCTTCCTTTGGTGGAATCAATGCGACTGAGTGGGCAACCTACGCCGGAGATGTAATCAGCGGTTTTGGGGCAAAGATAAACAACTCCTACACAAATGTCCGGGACAAGATAACGACATGGGCGGCCAAGACAAAAGAGTGGTTCACTGACAGCGGTTTTGGCGGTGTCAATAACTCTACATGGACTACCTACGCAAGCAATGTCATTACAGGCTTTAAAGACCGTGTAGGAAGTTTCTACACATCTACCAAGGACAACATGACAACATGGGCGAATAAAGTGAGGGAGTGGTACACAAGCAGTAGTTTCGGCGGCGTGAACTCCACAAACTTTACTACTTATGCGGCGAATGTGGTAGATGGTTTCAGAACCAAAATCGGAAACTACTATACCACAGTCCAGTCGAACATGACTACATGGGCGAGCAAGGTCAGAGAATGGTACACCAGTAGCAGCTTTGGCGGTGTCAATTCAACGAATTTCGATACCTATGCTGCAAATATCGTAGATGGCTTTAAAACGAAGATAGGAAACTATTATTCAACGGCTCAGACCAATATGACAACTTGGGCAAGCAAAGTAAGGGATTGGTTCACTGGTTCCTCATACGGAAATGTGAACAGCACTAAATTCCAGACATTTGCCTCAGATGTGATAGACGGTTTTAAGAACAAAATCGGCAACTACTACACAGCGGCTCAAAGCAATATACAGACATGGGGTTCTAAATGCGTCTCATGGTTTGAAGAAAAGTCTGGTAAGAGCAACTGGGAGACTGTCGCAACTAATGTAGTGGACGGATTCAAGAACAAAATAGGCACTTTGTATTCATCGTGCAAGAGCGTAATCCAGGACTGGGCAAGCAGTATTGTCTCATGGTTTGAAGATAAGCTCGACATTAACTCTCCGTCACGAGTTTTCGCTACATTGGGCGGATATACGGTAGAGGGATTCAACCGTGGAATTGACGCTAATGCTGACAGCACATCGAGCCATATAAGTGATTGGGTTGAAAAATTCGATGATTTCACGGCAGACATCGGCGTGAAGTTCAACGTCAAGGAATCCATGGATGACCTGGATAAGTACAGGGCAAATCTTGACACCGGATTCTCCGCAGACACACTCGTAAAGACGGTCAGAGAAACGGTAAATACTGAGGGCGTTGTAAGGACAGAGTTGGACGGCAGCGGAAGTTTCAAAGAGGCAATGCGAGAGGTTGCTGAGGAAACGCTTGCACCGTTGCTCGAAAACATTGAGACCTACACAAAGAGACAGGCAGAAAAGAAAGAAACAACAAAGGTATATGTCGGAGATAGGGAAGTAGCCAAGTCGGTTGAAAAACAGAAAAGTGCTAACGGATTCTCATTCACTCCGGCAACAACTTAAAGGAGGGCGGTAGGCATGGCGTATATTACGGTTAATGGTTATGACTTCCCCCCTCCGAAAAGAGGGGTTAAGCCAACGGTATCTACATTGGTGGATGCCGGAAGAAACGCAAACGGTACAGTAGTCGCACAGAGGCTCGGCAGAGACCAGTACAAGATTGATGGACTGGAATGGCCGTGGCTCCCGGCGGCTACATGGCAGAGAATGTTGACGATACTGGGAAACTTCTTTGTATATGTCACATTCCCGGATCCGGTTACCGGAAAGAAAAAAACAATAAAGATGTACCCCGGAGATAGAACGGCGGAACCGTACTGGGTGGATGAGGATGATAACCCAATATTCTATCAGAACTGTAAGGTAAACCTCATTGATTGTGGGGAGGAATGATAATCTATGCAGAGAGTTTCAAAAGAATATAAAGCCTCCATGAAAGAACTCCTGAGAGAGCGTTCCTATATGATGGTTTCCTTTGGACTGGTAAATCAGGAGGCTATGGCAAACGCCACTATTGACGGAAACGACTTCACTTATTATTCAAAGCAATCAAATCTGTTCGGCAGAAAGATAGACGGCACGGCATACGCCACATTAGAGAATAACTTCTCAAAAGTAGACGGATCCATGTTCTTTCTGCCGAGAGAAACAACTGGCACCTATTATGACACCGGCTTGATTGGCAGCACACCAATCAACGGAGAGGACTGCAATCTTGTCACGGACAAAGAAGAAGTTCTGTGTACCAGTGATGACGATGAGATTATCGTTGGCTCTGGTTATTATGAACTGACAATCAGTTTGAATGTAGTAGCCACCGACATCAAGGGATTAACAATCAATTTTGGGGAGATATACCCGGTTGACTTTGACATATCCACAAGTGCCGGACAGGTTATTGAAATCCGTGGAAATGCAACGAGTGAGTTTGTGATTGAGGATGTTCTGGAGAATACGACCTACATCCGGTTCAAATTCTACTCGATGAAGAATCCGAACACGAGGCTGAGGATTTATACGATTCAGTTAGGTTTCGGACTTACTTATTATAACGAAGATATTATGGATTCGTCCTTATCTTCCTATGTATCTCCGATATGCTCAGATGTTCCACAAATTGACTTCTCTGTAACATTGCAGAATTACAATCAGTATTTCAATGTGGATAATCCTGATTCTGCAATAAACTTTTTGGAGACCGGGCAGGAGATGTATGTGTGGTATGGGTACAAAATCCCTGATTCGGACACAATCGAATGGTTCCAAGCCGCAAAGCTGCTTTGTAGCGAATGGGAAAGCGATGATTATTCAGCCACTATCAAGTGCCAGGATTTATATAGGAGCATGGATGAGGAATACTACAAAGGCGAATACAATCCAGACGGCGTGAGCCTTTTCGACCTTGCCGTATTGGTGTTCCAGGATGCCGGAGTGAGTGAGTATTACATAGACCCATACCTCAAACGGTTAAAGACCAGAAATCCGATACCGAGGGTGCGGCACAAAGAGGCATTGCAGATTATCGCAAACGCCGGAAGATGTATTCTCACGCAGAGTTCGACCGGCATACCGCAGATAAAATCATCGTTTGTTCCTGAGTATGAGTTTTCTTGCAATGGAGAGGCACCGTATTCGCACATTGAAAATATCAAGGAAGAGGATCCAAAACAGGAATACGCTACATACGCATCCAATTATTCGAGGGTAGACGATAATATGTATAATCTGCCGGAGGACAATACAGGCAGCTTATACACTGGTTACATATCCGAGTATCAGTCAGATGCGTTGGGCTACTTCAAGACAAATCCGGTTATTACCATTACGCAAGAGACCGAGTGCAAATACTACGGTTTCAAAATACGGTTTGGTAGTGCTCTTCCTGCAGAGTTCAAGATAACGACCTACAACAACGGAGCGTATGTGGAAGAGTTCTATTATGGCAAAGATGTAATCAGCCGCCGGATGTCTATGGTGGAGGAATTTCAAGACTTTGATGTTATGAAGATTGAATTTATCCGGACCCAGGAACCGAACAACCGTATTGTTGTAGACTACTTTGGATTCGGAGACATTACCGACTTCACGATGGAAAGAAAGGATATGACATCATCCCCAAAATCTATCAAACAGGAATTGGTTAAGAGAGTAGATGTTGCTTGTTACACATACACAAAAGGCCGTGCGGAAATGGAAACTGTTATCAGTGAGGAAGTGGATGCGACCGCCGGAGATATAGTTATTTACTATCTCGGAAATGCCTCGTATGGATATTCGGCAACCTTTAATGGATCCGCAGGAAATGTTCAAATTCTTTCCACCGGTGCATATTACCTCAAAGTCATGTTCAAAACGACCGCAAAGGCTACATTCGAGGTATCTGCATACAGATACACCGTTGCAGAACAGTACGCATCAAATCAGTTGAATAACCGTGGAAAGGTTGTTACATGGCAGAATCCGTTGATAGGCGATATAGAGATGGCAAACGAGGTGGCAGACTGGGTAGGGCAGTATTACAATGCCGGAATTGAGTATGAATATGATTCGAGAGGAAACCCAGAGATTGAGGCTAACGATGTCATCTATCAGGAAAACGCCTATGTGGATGATATGAAAGTAAGAGTGTACCGCCACACAACCAATTTCAACGGCACATTATCTGGAAAGGTAGTGGCCCGCCGGGTTGTGTCCGGTTCGGCATAGGAGGTATCGAGATGGAATGGACTACACCAAAAACAGACTGGTACGGTTATACGGATGACAACGGAGATTATCAAGGCGATAGGTTCAATGCCTCCGATTACAACCGTATCAAGAACAACATACAGTATCTCCGGGATATTGCGGTACAGATGTATGCAGACTTTGACATTGCCGACATGGGCGGAGACAAAAGTTATTCTGATTATCCTTACGCAGATGAAATCAATCTGATTGAGAATAATCTTGATATAGTAACAGCCAACACGTTCCGCAAAGATTATGGAACGAAACAAATTTACACTGACAATGGAGCATTTATAGATTTCACAGAGCTAAACAGAATTGAGAGTGCTTCATTGGATTTGTATAACCAATTAAAAAGTCAGTATGAGGGCAGAAGAATGTTGACCTTTATGCTTGGCAGAAGGGAGGTATTTTAACTATGGCATGGGAACCGTTAAAAACGGACTATGTGGATGCGGTGTTTGATGGGCTGAGGAAATATCAGCAGATTGTCAACTCTGACAACACATTGTCATTTGCCGATGTAACATCCTATACAGTCAAGGAGGGTTCATTCATTGGTGCGAAAGACATAAATGCAATGAACACGGCAATGAACCTTATCATGGCTGCCCTCAACAATGGTACGAGCCTTTATGATGTGTTTACTGAGTTCTTCAAGAATCAGCAGGCATTGTTTGAAGAAACCGCCGGAGAGTACAACGATGGATTTGAACAGTACCTTGCGGACCTCAGAGCACAGGTAGAGGCACAGTGTACGCAGTTGGAAACTGATTATACCGAAGAAATCACAAAAT